CCAAAATGACTTGTTTGTGACCGGGTCCAGACTCCAAATATATGACGTTTCTGATCCGCAGAACTTAAAGCTAATATCTTCACTGGACAATAACTCCAGTGGTGAGGCGGTTGCATTTCTTGACGACACAACGGTCCTCTGCTCCGGCGAGCCCGGCATTTGGATCGTGGATATCAGTGACTCGCTTAACCCGAAGAAAATTGGTGAATTTACGATGTCCGGCAGTCCGATGGGAATAACAATGGATGGAACTACGGCGTATATTTCGGCGCTGGGGAACGGTATTTATATAGTTGACTTTTCCGACATTAACAATCCGGTGCTTATTGAAACGATCCATACACTTGGCGATGCGAATTCCTGTTATCTTAATGGGAATCAACTGATCGTAGCCGATAGCATTGCGGGCATGACCATTTACGAGCGAGTCAGCAGCGCGTCAAACGCCGACGTAGCCACTACCGGAACCAAGGGTTATGCGCTTACGCTTTTGACAGGTGAGGACAGGCAGACTACGCCCTATACGCCGCCGGACGAAATGACTACCCCAAACACGGCACATGAGTATGTTATAACAACTGCGGCGGACAGCGGCGACGGGTCGCTTCGGAACGCGCTGGAACATTTGCAGCCGAACACCACGATCACTTTTGATACAACCGTATTCTCCCCGAAGAAACCCGCGACGATCGCTCTCAAATCCGCGCTGCCGGAGATCGAGAATGACTATCTTACCTTGGATGCGAGCAACGCTGGCGTGATTTTGGACGGCAGTCATTTATCCGAAGGGAACGGGCTCACGGTCCGCGCATCGCACTGTACGGTGATGGGTTTGCAAATTGTGAATTTCCCAGGTAACGGCATTCAGGGCGACGGAAACTGGAATCAGTTCGGCGGAAGCAGAGCAATTGGCGCGGGGCCGATAGGACAAGGCAATCTTGCAAGCGGGAACGGTATCTGCGGCATCGTTACAGGCGGTTGGTACACGAAGGTTCTGGGGAATCTGGTCGGTACGGATATTACCGGTACGCAAGCCTATCCTAATTATGACGGTATTTTTGTTACTGACTGGGGTTTCTACGTGACTGTTGGCAGCACGAACCCAGATGAGAGAAACATTGCTAGCGGAAACAACTCGATCAATATGGACTCATGGGGCGACCATACCCGCATCATTGGCAATATCATTGGACTGGATATTACGGGGACGAAGGTCGTTAAGTACGATTCCGAAAGCAATCTGACTTTGGAAAACACTGCTAAGAACACCATTGTCGGTGGAACAACGCTCGAAGAACGCAATATTATCAGCGGGGCACAGAGCGGTGTGACATTCAGCGATACAACTAGTTATCAGAATGCGGTGATCGGTAACTATATTGGCACGGATATCTCGGGTACGAAGGCGGTTGCAAATCGTTCGGGCGGAGGCATCTGGGCCTGCAGCCATCATCGTATTGGTGGTAACGCAGAGGGCGAGGGGAACCTTATCAGCGGTAACGAAAATGCCGGCACTGGCTTGAGCGGGTACGGTTGTTCGGATAATTTCATCCTCGGCAACCGAATCGGCGTTGATGCTAAAGGTAATTCTTTGCCAAATGGTACAGGAATCGATGTGAACACAGGACAGCGTCATGGCACGATCGGTGGTTATACGCCAGCGGAGGGGAATCTTATCGTCGGCGGATCAATCTCCATGCGTATCACCGGCCGTGGAATTAAGGGTTGTTATATTGCCGGAAATTCGGTGATAAATCCAGGCAATCTGATGGTCTATCTTGAAGATGGGGCATCGGACTGTTTCATCCAAAACAATACATTCGGCGAAAATAACAGTAACGCCGTGCGTGTGGACTATGGAACGGGTAATATCATCCGGGCGAATACGTTTTCAGGAGAAAAACCATGGGATTTGATCTTACTTTTGGAAGATGGTAATACAGGGCTGCCTGTGCCCGTTGTTACTTTAGCGGAGGCTGAAAATATATCTGGAACTACCTGCGCGTTCGGGTGTGTGGAAGTCTACCTGTTTGGTAAGACCGGAATTGTCTCTCTGGGATTTTCACTGGCGGATGAAAACGGCGAGTTCCGTTTTTCAAACAACGTATCGCTGAGCGGCAAACAGGTGACTCTGCTTGTTACGGACAGGCTGAACAATACATCCGCGTTCACGCAGCCATGTACTGTATCATAACTTATGGCATGAACTTGTGACTCACGGAATAAAACATCATTGAATCGAACACGAGGCAACGTCGCCGCTACTGGCGGGTTCACGAAACGGATTGGGTGTTTGCCCCAAGAATGGTTGATAAGCAAACCTAAGCGAACACGGAGGCTCACGCGGGCTTCCGCGTTTTGCTTTTGGCCCGTTAAAAACGCGTTGATCTCGTCTGACGATTACAAAAAAACATCGAGTACTTATTACAGAATTCACTTGCTATTCATCGCCCGTAGTGTGATGGATACACATGCCGAAAGGCAAACAACAAAGCACGGAGGGCAAAGCAATGTGGATCAAAGGGATGATAGACGGGTACACCTTTTACATCAAGCAATAAGATGAAGGCTCGGAGTACGGAATTTCTGATGGACGGATATCGAAGCTTGAGATTTGGAAAGACGGACAGCTTTTCGTACAGTACGACAGAGGCTGGTCGAAGAAACCGGGCGGCGCGCAGGTGAAGGCGGTTTAAGAGCAGATCCTGAGAGAATACAACTAAATCGCACAGGCTACCACATGAGCTTCCAGAAGGGAGGCTCTTTTTTATGCCGGCTGATTTGAAGGAGGCGGCTGTGATCAGGAAGTTGAAGAAATACACGCCGACTCCATTCAAAGCGAAAGACTCGGTGTATGACAAACAGGCAGCGGACAACGCCGTCGCTTTTATTGAATGCCTTTCGCACACAAAAGGGACATGGGCGGGGAAACCGTTTCTACTCATCGACTGGCAGGAACAAATCGTCCGCGACCTGTTTGGAACGCTGAAACCGAATGGTTATCGTCAATTCAACACAGCATTTATTGAAATTGCAAAAAAAAATGGAAAGTCTGAGCTCGCAGCCGCAGTCGCGCTGCTCTTAACCTGTGGCGATAACGAAGAGCGAGCGGAGGTGTACGGGTGCGCCGCCGACCGTCAGCAGGCTTCGATTGTGTTCGAGGTTGCGAAGGATATGGTGACGATGTGCCCCGCACTGGCGAAGCGGGTAAAGATTCTCGCGTCGCAAAAGCGGCTTGTGTATCTGCCGACTGGGAGCTACTATCAGGTGCTCAGCGCGGACGTCGCCAACAAGCACGGTTTCAATACGCATGGCGTCATCTTCGATGAGCTGCATACTCAACCGAACCGCCGTCTTTTTGACGTAATGACCAAGGGTAGCGGTGATGCTCGTATGCAGCCGCTGTACTTTCTGATCACCACTGCGGGCGACAATACGAACTCCATTTGCTGGGAAGTACATTCAAAAGCAAAGGATATCCTCGACGGCAGGAAGACAGACCCGACATTTTATCCAGTTATTTACGGCACCGAAGAGAACGATTCTTGGACCGACCCCAAGGTATGGAAGAAAGCGAATCCGTCGCTTGGGATCACGGTGGGGATCGATAAAGTGAAAGCAGCGTGTGAAAGCGCGCAGCAGAACCCCGCCGAGGAGAACGCGTTTCGGCAGCTTCGTTTGAACCAGTGGGTCAAGCAGGCGATCCGCTGGATGCCAATGGACGCGTGGGATAAATGTGCGTTTCCGGTTGACCCTAAATCGCTCGAAGGCAGGGTCTGCTACGGCGGCCTCGACCTTTCGTCCAGCACGGACATCACGGCATTTGTGCTCGTGTTTCCGCCGCTGGATGAGATGGACAAGTATGTGATCCTGCCGTTCTTCTGGATCCCCGAGGAGAATATCGACCTGCGTGTGCGTCGCGATCATGTAAACTATGACCTTTGGGAGAAGCAGGGTTTCCTACTGACGACCGAAGGGAACGTCGTGCATTACGGTTTTATCGAAACGTTCATAGAACAGCTTGGTTCGAAATATAACATCCGCGAGATTGCGTTTGACCGTTGGGGCGCTGTTCAGATGGTGCAGAACCTAGAGGGGATGGGCTTCATGGTCGTTCCGTTTGGTCAAGGGTTCAAGGATATGTCACCGCCGACAAAAGAGTTGATGAAGCTGACGCTGGAACAGAGGATCGCACACGCGGGTCAGCCGGTGCTGCGCTGGATGATGGACAACATCTACATTCGCACAGACCCTGCGGGGAACATCAAGCCGGATAAGGAAAAAAGCACCGAGAAGATTGACGGTGCGGTGGCTACGATCATGGCGTTGGATCGGGCGCTGCGCAACTGCGGCGGAGAAAGTGAGAGTGTTTACGATGGAAGAGGCCTGCTTGTCCTGGATTAAATGAAATAATGCTCAACATATCGCGCTCTTATTTCAATTAACGTTGCGAAAATGAAATAAGAGTGCTAAAGTATAGTTGTTATTTCATTTTGAAGGAGAGGCCTGATGAACACACGAGCGGGAACCTACCGGAGCAATATGTCTGGGGAGATGGCGTATCAGTCTTTCATTCCCACGCCGCTTCCGCCGAATCCGCCCATTGAAATGGATCGTGAGTTAACCGCAGTGCTGGTCGGCGCGCATCGCCAGCTTACATTATTGGAGCATCTGGCGAAGCGCATACCGAATGTGGATCTGTTTGTTTCGATGTATGTTCGAAAAGAAGCTCTGATGTCGTCGCAGATAGAAGGAACACAGGCAACGTTGGAAGACGTTTTTGACCCGACGATCGACGAAAACGCGAATCGCGATGTCGCCGACGTCATTAATTATATAAAAGCGACAGAATTTGCATTGCGACGAATGGAAGAACTACCGTTATGCAACCGCCTGCTAAGGGAAACGCATGCTGTTCTCATGCAGGGCATACGAGGGCAGGAGAAAAACCCGGGCGAATTCCGCGAATCGCAGAATTGGATCGGCGCGGCGGGAAGTACGATTAAAACGGCCAGATATATTCCCCCAATGGTTGCTGATATGCAGATCGCGTTGTCGGATCTGGAAAAGTATTGGAATTCCAACGATGAGCTGGATGTGCTGATCCAGACGGCGCTGATTCATTATCAGTTTGAGACGATCCATCCATTTCTGGACGGAAACGGGAGAATCGGGCGCCTGCTGATCACGCTATTCCTCATGGAGCAGAAGGAGCTGTCGACGCCGGCACTGTACATCTCCTACATCCTGAAAAAGAACCGTATTGAATACTACGACCGCATGAGCGAAGTACGGAGAACCGGTAACTACGAACAATGGGTCCGGTTTTTTCTGGAAGCGGTTCGCGATTCCGCCGCGGATGCGGTTGAAACGATCGATTTGCTGACGGAGTTGAACCAGAGAAACGAAAAAAAGATAGAATCGCTGGGCCGATCTTCGAAGATGGCGATGACCTTATTACATTATTTGGAAGCAAATCCGATCATCGAAGTGAGGAAGACCGCTGCGGCGTTGGGTGTAACCTTCAATACGGTTTCGAAGGCGATTGAGAATTTGATCCAGCTTGGTATCCTGAAGCAAAACAGCCAAGCGGAACGAAACCGGACGTTCTCATATGAACAATATCTCGATATCCTTCGCAGAGGCACATAACACACAATTCATGCAACGAGAGCACCGCAGCTGCGGTGCTTTTTCTATGTGAAAACAAGGAGAACGCATGGGACTTCTGAATTCCATCTTTCACTCCCGCGACAAACCGAAGGACTCTCTCAATGGCAGTCGTTATAGTTTCTTCTTCGGCGGCACGTCGAGTGGGAAGGCGGTGAACGAAACGACCGCCATGCAGATGACGGCGGTGTACTCCTGCGTTAGGATTCTGTCCGAAACTGTCGCGGGCCTGCCGCTGAACGTCTATCGATACAACGACAGCGGCGGGAAAGAGAAAGCGTTCAAGCACCCGCTCTACCGGCTGCTGCACGACGAACCGAACCCCGAGATGACGAGCTTCGCGTTCCGGGAAACACTCATGAGCCACCTGCTCCTATGGGGTAACGCCTACGCGCAGATCATTCGAAACGCCAGAGGCGAGGTGATTGCACTCTACCCGCTCATGCCGAACAAAATGACAGTCGACCGTGATCAAAACGGCCGACTTTTTTATTTGTATCAGCGTGGGTCGGAGGATCCGACCACACTCGGGAAATCAACGCAGGTGACGCTGCTTCCCTCCGATGTGTTGCACATCCCCGGTCTCGGATTCGACGGCCTGATAGGCTACAGTCCGATCGCCATGGCGAAGAATGCCATTGGATTAGCTATCGCGACGGAGGAGTACGGCGCGAAATTCTTCGCGAACGGCGCGACCCCGTCCGGCGTGCTGGAGCATCCCGGCACGATCAAAGATCCGCAACGGGTCAAGGAGAGCTGGAACTCGGCGTATCAAGGCAGCGCGAATTCGCACAAAATCGCGGTGCTTGAAGAGGGCATGAAGTATACGCCCATCGGGATTGCGCCCGAACAGGCACAGTTTCTGGAAACGCGGAAGTTTCAGATCAACGAGATCGCGCGTATCTTCCGTGTGCCGCCTCATATGCTGGCGGACTTGGAGAAATCGTCGTTCAGCAACATCGAACAACAGTCGCTGGAATTTGTGAAGTACACGCTCGATCCCTGGGTCGTGCGCTGGGAACAGAGCATGTGCCGAGTACTGTTCAGCGAGAGTGAGAAGCCGTCGTATTTCATCAAGTTCAATGTTGACGGTCTTCTTCGCGGTGACTACGCCTCCCGAATGACTGGGTACGCCACAGCGCGGCAGAATGGCTGGATGAGTGCGAACGATATCCGCGAACTCGAGAACCTTGATCGCATCGCGCCCGACCTTGGCGGGGATCTGTACTTGATCAACGGGGCTATGACGAAGTTGGAGGATGCGGGGCTGTTTGCAAACGCAACGAAAAAGGAGGATTCCGCTTGAATAGAAGGTTCTGGAACTGGGTGCGAAACGAGGACGGCACCCGAACATTGACATTGAACGGTACGATCGCCGAAGAGAGTTGGTTTGAAGACGACGTCACCCCGAGGATGTTCAGAGACGAACTGAGCGCCGGAACGGGTGACGTTGTTATTTGGATCAATAGCCCGGGAGGCGACTGCGTGGCGGCGAGCCAGATCTACACCATGCTCATGGACTACAAAGGGCATATCACGGTCAAGATCGACGGCATCGCGGCTTCTGCCGCGTCGGTCATCGCTATGGCGGGGACCGAGGTGCTCATGGCACCGACGAGTTTGCTCATGATCCATAATCCGCTGACGGTAGCGATCGGCGACAGTGAAGAGATGCAGAAAGCCATCGCCATGCTGGACGAGGTCAAGGAGAGCATCATCAACGCATACGAGCTAAAAACGGGCATGTCCCGCGCGAAGATTGCGCATCTCATGGACGCGGAGACGTGGATGAACGCGAACAAAGCGATAGAGCTTGGCTTCGCGGATGGTGTTCTGGAAGATGAGAAAAAGCAGACAACGCGCGACGACGTCACGTTCAGCTTCTCCCGCCGTGCGGTTGCATACTCGCTGCTGAACAAGCTGCAGCGAAAACATGAGAGTAAGCAGTCTGAGGTGGAAGACAAAACTCCCGCCCAAACAACCGAACCGAGATACCCTGCGGAACCGCTATATCAGCGGCTCTTTTTGATTTCACATTAGGAGGAAACGAATGAATACGATTTTACAGCTGCGCGAAAACCGCGCGAAGAAATGGGATGCTGCGAAGGCGTTTCTGGACGTCAAGCGTAGCACGGACGGCCTGCTCTCCGCCGAGGACGCCGGCGCATATGAAAAGATGGAAGCCGAGGTCGTCGCGCTCGGTAAAGAGATCGAACGACTTGAACGTCAGGCGGCGCTCGACGCGGAACTGAACAAACCCACCGCCGACCCGCTGACCAGTAAGCCTGCGCAAACCAATACGGAGCAGAAGACTGGCCGCGCGACTGCCGAGTATAAAAAGGCGTTCTGGAATGCGATCCGTTCCAAGAATCCCCGAACGGAGATCCTGAATGCGCTTCAGGAGGGTACCGATAGCGAGGGTGGGTATCTCGTTCCCGACGAGTTTGAGCGCACCCTGGTTCAGAAGCTGACAGAAGCAAACGTGCTGCGTCCGCTCTGCCATGTCATCCAGACGAGCTACGGCGATCGGAAGATTCCCGTTGTCGCTTCGAAAGGAACCGCCGACTGGGTCGATGAAGAGGGAACCTATCCGCTCTCGGACGATTCCTTCTCGCAGGTCGTCCTTGGCGCGTACAAGCTCGCGACCATGATCAAGGTATCGGAAGAACTGCTCTCCGACAGCATTTTTGACATCGAAGGGTATGTTTCCGAGCAGTTCGGCAAGCGCATCGGTGACAAGGAAGAGGATGCGTTCCTCAATGGCAACGGTGTCAGTAAGCCCATCGGTATCCTAAACGCCACGGGCGGCGCGGAGGTCGGAGTTACCACGGCGGGTGCCGCCGCGATCACAGGCGATGAACTGATCGATCTCGTGTATTCGCTCCGCGCGCCGTACCGCAAGGGCGCGGTGTTCGTGCTCAACGACACGACC